CGCGCGACGACAGGTTCTCGATGAAACTGATGATGACCGGGTTGTCGGCCATCAACGCGCTGATCGGCATTTGCACGCGTGGGCTACCTGGCGCTTTCAACGATACGCCTTCCTGCGCCTTGGCCGCTTGTTGCAGCGTGGTCAGGAAGTTCGGATCGGCCGCGCCGGCAGCGATAAAGATGTTGTTAATGCGACTGTCGACATCACGCAGCAGTTCGTTCTCAGGCTGCACGCCGCGCAGTTTGTTTACAACTTCTGCTGCTTTGTCGTATGCCTTGCCGGCCAACGGGCCAGTCTTTAGCGCCGTACCAGTTGCATAGCCTGCGCCTGCGCCGCCGAAGAGCGAACCCACCACGCGGCCAGGCGTACCCCCAACTTGTTCGCCCGCAGTGCCGCCTGTTTCAGCGCCTGCACCGACGACAAATTGTTCACCTGGACGAGCGACGATTTGCCCTGGGATACCAAAGCGGCGCACTGCGGCCAATGGAGGGAACAGATACGACGCCGGATCGGTCACGGCTTCAATACCTGTGGCCAACACGCGCTCACCAAACGTCTGCGGCATAGCGCCGGTCATCGGCATACCCAACGCGGAGAATAGCCGCCCTGCGGGTTCAGTGACTGCCGCTTGACCGCGCGCAAAAGATTCTGATGGCGTTCTTACCGGCTCTGGCGGTAGGCCTGCCACTCTTGACCCCAACTCAAACGGGTTGAGATTTAACCGGGACATGTAGTCAGAGATCATCTGACTGACACCCGTTACAGCGCCTGCCGTGCTTGTCAGGCCACGTCTAGCGGCTTCAGCACGGAAGTCGCCCGCAGGCGCAGCAGGAGCGCCGCCGCCTGCCAACTCTTCTAGTTCAGCCTCCGTCAACGGCTGATCTGTGCGAAACGATTTTCCGTCAACGGTATAGGTGTAGCCCATGTTAATCCTCGACTACGGTTACAGTTTTTCCGCTCTTTAGCGTAACAGTGCGTTCTTTACCCGCACCGCCGCCTGCTTTACGCTGCTCGAACTCAGGGAAGTTAAAGATGAGCGCCGTGTCATCTTCGGTGTACCCCGCACGCGTTGCAATCTTTTTCTGGTTAGAGATTTCTTCTCTGGCTTTTTTCGCTGCTACAGTACGAATAGCTTTCAACGTGCTGAGTAGCTTTTTCTGCGTATCGGCTGTCGGAGTCGAAGTAAAGAATGTCGACAGATAATCCGCCGTCCCACCGAGTAGTGATGGATCAGCGCCAGCCGCTTTCAACTCTTTCTGGCTCAAATCGCCCGCACCAGAGATCGCCCGCGCAAACTGAGTCTGCGCGGCACGGAACGACGCAAAGTTACTCGTCTTGAGTGAGTCGTTGATGTTAGTTATGGCGGTGTCGGCTGCGGTGACTGTTTTGCGGAAAGGATCAATTGTTCCAATAACCTTGTCACGGAACGCGGGGATATCTTTAGCGCCTTCTTTACCTTGTCCAAGCACAGTAAGTGTAGGTGAACTTGACTTGGCTCTTCTGTTACTCTCTTCATCAACCCGTTTATTAACTGCGGCTTTTTGAGTCTGGTCTAACTGCGCGAATGGCTTACCGTAGACTTCTTCCGCAACAGCTTCACGGTCTACACCAAACCGCAAATCTTTTTCTGGCTTTGCTATCGCATCATTAACGGCTTTACGTTCTGTAGTAGTCAGTTGGCTAAAAGGTTTGTTGTATAGCTCTAACGATTTGGCTTCTCTATTCTCACCAAAAGTTTGTTCTTTCCCCGCAGGCAACGATGCCAAGGTGTCTTTCGCAGTTTGCAACTGTGCGTCGCGCTCTGGTGATGGAGGCATTGCTTCTAGTTCGCGTATAGCGCCTTGCAACTGAGCGCGGGCGGCGGCGATCTGCAACTCTTTTGGGGTAGCAGCCGCGCGGGCTTCACGCGACCGTTGCGTCACCAACGCAGCATCGGCCTGCGCCTTGCGACCGTAATCGGCCAACATCAGCGCGCCTTGCTGATCGCCTGCATCGGCGAGTTGTTGGGCTGCGGTGAAGATCGACTCGGGGTCGCCCAAGTTGATACCGCGCAGGGCCGACTGACGCGTGCTGATCATGCGCAACTGTGGGTCTTCCGCACCCAAGATGCCCGCCAAGCCGCGACCGAACTGCTGACCGGCACGGATTGCGCCGAACCGGACACTTTGGTACGGATCGAGCTGCGCCAGCTCCGCCGCCTGGCGCTGCATCATCAAGTCTTGTTGCCGCTGATACTCTTCCGGCGAGGTGAAGAGCCCTAAGATGCTAGTAGAAGCCATAGCCTTGGTTCCTTGCGTTTGGATTGGGCGTGAAATAGTTAGTGGCAAAACTATTTGGTACAAATTCGCTTCTTAACTGTGTTTGGTTGTAGGCTGGGCCGCTGCTGCCACCAAATAAACCACTCAACTGCTGACCTAACCCAGACGTCAAATCTTGGTTAGTGCCAAGCCCTTGCAGGAATGAAGCGGTCGGGTTCAGTTGGTTCGCGCCGAACATGTATTCCGCCGCACGTTGACCGCCAGAGAGTAGCGACGCGCCACCTTGTGGGTTAGCAATCCGGCCGCCCAACGCGCTGCCCAACTCGAGCGGCTGTTGACCCAACGCTTCGATGTCGCCTGCTGCGCCGAGGTAGCCTTGGAACGGCGCGAGCGAGCCAACCAGACCGCGCTGATAGCCGCCTAGCAGATCAGCACCAGTACCAAACAGCGTGGTGCCGAAGCCCAATAGGCGTTGTCCTTCTGTCTGCGCGCGGCCGGCTAATTCAGCATCCTGTTGCGCGATAGCGTTGTAGTAGGCTTCTAATTCAGGATTCGTTGCCCTCAATCCCTCGCCGCCACCAGGACGCAGTCCTGTTGCGCCAACCGACAGACCTGAACGCCCTGCTTGAAACTCTTGATTACGCAGTGCGGCCAACTGACGCTCACGCTGCGGAGCCAACAAGTCAAGTTGCGACGTCATATAGCGCTGCGCGACGTCTTCCGGCGATTCAGCCAGATAGCGTTGGCCTAACTGAAAGAGCCGTCCCGACGCGTCCGTCAGTGGCGCGTACAAGCCAGGCGCTGCTGCTGCGATATCCAATCCTTGGCCGCCTGCCAACCCCATAAAACGGTCTTGGTAGGCACGCAGTTCAGGCGAGACGTTGTAGGAAGCGCCCGACACACGGCCGTCAGGGCCGTATTGGAAGTTACTGCCACCAAAACGTGTCGTGATGCCTATCGGGCGGAAACGAGCTTCTTCAGCGGCAAGCCGTGCAGCAGCTAAGTTACTCGCGCCAGCCTCGCGGGCCGCATCTCGAGCAGCACTTGCTTGCATCGAACTGCCTAGTAGCCCAAGCCCACCTGCGATAAGCCCACCAATAATGGGAGCAGCCATGTAATTCTCCTTTGATTAAATCTGTACCGCTTATGCCGTCCGCTTCCACATGTACACAGTGATGTACGGCTGGTAATTCGCGTTGGTCGCCGATGAACCTGTCGTGCTAACTGATGTAGCGACTGTCACGCCGGTAGTGTTGCTGTTCGTAGAAATCTGCGACCCAAAGCCAGTTGTGTTCTGCGCATAATTTTGCGCCGCGCCTGATGCGGAATCTGGCCGGTAGTAAAGCGCTGTAGAGTGAGCGTGGCCTGGGTCAGTAACCGTCGATGTGGCCGTATGGCTGTGGCTAACAACAATCGCATCTGCCGAACCGCCCGTCTCTTCCGCAGAATCAAACAGCGAGTTACTTGCGTTAAAGCCGACCATCACGCGGCCAGCGCCGAACGCAGTCCAAGTACCAAACCCTAATAACGTGCCGGGGTTCGTGCTGACGGAAGAGTTTGTGTAGATCGAACCGACCGGGTACAGGGCGTTCTTGATGGCGTCAGCGACATCTTGCACAAACGCTGTCGTGGCTAACTTAGTGCTGTCATCGGTAGATGTCTGTGTGACGCCAGTTGTTCCAGTCGGCAGCGAAGGCGTGCCGCTGAAAGTAGGCGATGCAGTATCAGCCTTAGTCGCAACAGCAGTTGCAATATTGTTAAACTCGGTATCGATCTCGGTACCCTTAACAATCTTGCCTGCGTTACCAGACGGCAGCGAATCCTTGGCTGCAAAGTCCGTACTTTTTGTGTAATTACTCATGATACTCGCCCGTTCTTGGTGAGAATTTCAATCTTCTGGATAGACAACGCCGACGCGTTAATCTCAGCTTCGTAGCCGGTCTGCACAATACGACCTGACCCAGTGCCTTGCGCGTAGAGTGTTTGCAATGCAATACCGTCTGCGTATTGCGCAAGCGGTGAGCCATTCGCGCCGTATTCCGCCGTGCCGTACTCCGACACCTGTTGCGTTGGGATTTGCGTATTCTGCGACAAAAAGTTTTCGCTGAAATCAAAGCCCCACTTGATTGTCACAACTTGATTGGTGCCGCCGATCACCACAACCCCAATCCGTTTGAGAATCGACGTTACGCTTTGATCGCCCAAGTCAGATTGATTGGTGTAGTACTGCAAACGGTACGACGACGTATCGTCTGCGTAGCCGGTGTACTTACCTATGTAGCCCGTCTTGCCGATCAACAGATCGCCGTTGCGACGTGCCAGCAGCGAAGTCGGCGCAATGTTGCGCCAAGTCGTCACGCGGGAAGACCCGTCTTCCAGCACCCCGCGTGTGTCAAACACATACACGAAGTTCGATATTGGGAACGTAATCAGGTAGAACGCGTTCAGTTCCGAATAGACCGCCTTAATACCTGACGCCGTCTCGCTCGAAGCCAACTGCATAATGTCGTTGCGGACATTCTTGCTCAAGTCACGGAACGGCGCGGACTTCTCTTGAATCGTGCGCAGTACTGACCGCACGCCGCTGTTCGACAAGAACACGACATCCGTATTGGTGTTCTGCACCGAGTCGCGCGCTATGCAACCAATGCCGCCCACCGTGTCGTAGAGCGACATCGTTGATGGCGCCGTTGCACCTTGGTACACCAGAATCTGGCGCTTACCGAAGATAAATAGAAAACCGTTATGCGCTGCCAGCGCGGTGATCTCATCCGGCCCGTTCGGCCAGACGTTGTTCACGTTTAAGCTACCTGACGTGCCGGTCGACCAGACGTGGCCTGCGATCAGATCGGAAAAAAACAATGTCTGTTTATTCGTCGCCGTGTTTGCGGCCCACAGTCGGCCATACGCTGAGATGACAATATCGGCTTGCGGTACCGTTGCGACATAGCCGCTTTTTTCACTGACGCGGCGGTACGTTGTCGTGCTAACTGCCGGATCGTAGATCAACGGGTCATGCGCGTTCTGGAAGAAGTAAGTAATGCCGTTTAGCGACGCGCATTGCCAGTTGTTGGCCGTGATCGTCGGCGCGGTGCCCCCGCCCCCGTAAGTCAACTCGACCACGGCGTTACTGCCGTCGAGCCTAAATAATTTGGCGTTGCCGGCAAACAAAACGGTGTAGGTGCCGTCAGCGCCGACTAATTCATGAATGACGCCGACATTGTTCGCGCCCAAGTTGCCCGAGGAGGCATTTACCTTCGCCCACCCCTTGCGCGCGCCGATCCGGCCGTACTGGTCAATGACGCAATTGGTCGCCTCCAAGGCAAAACCGGATTGCAAATCTAACGGCGAGTCTTGGGTGTTCAGGCCATAAAAGCCTGGTGCCGAGATAGTATTGACCTGTAGCGCCTGACTCATGTCGCCAAAAACTCCTGCATCTCAGGGAAGCGCGTCGCTTCCAGCGCTATATAATCAGATAGCATACTTCTGTACAGCGCATATGCTTCTGAGGAATTTAGACCGCCATCTTCCCCGCGCTCAACCAACGCTCTGGCGTAAGCGTTCTGCGTCACCAACACGTCCGGCACCAGCACCATCGTCGAGTCCGACGACAGTACAGCCTGCGGAACGGTCAGAAAAAACTTGATGGAGTAGACGCCGTCTGGCCGGCCCCACAGTTGCACCTTGGCGTCGCCGCTGTTATCGACACCTTCAAAGCAATACTGGGTTGGTACGGAATCCACAAACGGTTGGAGATTCTGCTTTCTGCGCATGTCCCCTACGGTGATGTTCTGCATCACGACGTTGGATGTTGTATTCAGTGGGTCACTGCTGACGCGAAACTTCTGACCTGCGCCAGTTAAGGAATACTCGTACACGCTTGCCGAAGTCGTTACCGTCACTTCGGTACCAAGCGCATTCCAGTCGTAAGCGTCTTCGATCTGCCGTTTGGCGTCGTTGACAAACTTACCAATTAAGGATGAATAAGTGGTCAGACCGACGGTCGTGACCGTCTGCTCGCGCAAGCGGATCAGCACATCGTTGACGAGTTCTAAGTAGGTCATTTGCTCTTCGCCTTATTCCTTGCGGAT